CCGTTAAATGTAACTGTTCCAGCCGTACCAACGCCCATCCTGAAAGTGAAAGTTGTAGCTGAAGTGCTTCCGGCTGTCAAAATATGCCTGAACATTCCACCATTAGGAGACAAACTTGTAGTCGATTCCGTCATGTCCCAAGCGGCTATAGCATCGCTCGCTCCGTCTCTAAACAAAGCCCCCGTGATGTTGTTATTTGTGGAAGATGCATAAGCCGCCACGCAAATATCAATGACCAAGACACTGGTTGAACTTTTTGGCGTAATAGTCACGCTCATAAATTCGTTGCCCTCTCCGACTTGTGGGATACTGTCATCGTAAGGCGTAGTTGTTGACCCAGAATTAACGTCCGTATATTGGGATTTAACAAAAGAAACGGCCCCTAAATGGCTCACTAATCCAGCAGCAGTCACAAATTTAGACGAAGTTCCCGCAATAATATCCGCGCTTGTAGCTACGTTGCTAGAGTTCATGGACGCAAAAATAACCGATCCCGTTATAGGTGCGCCACTGGCCAAAGTGTAATTTACACACTTCCAGTTGCCGCCAGATATTCTAACAAATTCCGCCACATCTCCGTTTGCGGTAGTGATGTTAGCCGCCGTTGGAAGGATTAAAGAAGTTCCATTGTGGGTTAATGTCAAAGCACCAGTAAAATTCACCCACACATGGTTTCTTGTGGCTGTGGAACCTAGACCCGTAATAGTCGTTGTTCCAGTTACATCTATAAAATCACTGTCCGCCGCCCCGATGTCTGTAGTGGTTGCGGAGGCTATAGATGTCCCTTTGCGGTATAAATGTTTTTTATTAACCCAAACAGTTCCGTTATGGGTCAGAAAATCACCAGCAGCAGCAGATGTTATTGTGGCATCGTTCAAATCCGTTATGTTTGTTGCCGCGATTGATGTCGCAATCTGCCCAAAGGCGGCATATTCATTCGATGCGGAGGCATTCGCAACGCCCGTATGCTTAAAACCGGACATTGGCAAGTTGGCCGTAATCGTTGTTTGCCCGTCCTTAGTCACACAATTGGTTAAACCAGTTGCGACACCATCAAATTCAGCGTCCATTTTAGTTGAGCTGATAGGCGTAACCGCCGCCGCATCAGTGACCCAATTATAGAGGCGGACGAACACCCCTGATCCGTTATACATCTCTATTTACTCCTTAATAATTTTATCAATTCAGGGTCTTTGTAAGGGTCATAGGAACCCCCCTGCATTATTTTTACTAATTCTGGGTCACTATATGGGTCGTATGATTGTTGCTGAATAATTTGTTCTTGCATCACTTGCGGAGCGTTAACACCGCCAACAGCAGCCCGCGAAATAGGGTTTTGACTTAGATATGGGCTTGTTGTCATTGCCCCACGTTTCATTAAAGAACCAGATTGCAAAACTTGAACAGCTTGTTGGTTTCCGTTTGCGACTTGGCGTAACAAATCCATTCCTTTATCAGTGGTCATTAAATCAGCCATTTCTTGATAAAATTCTGGATTATCTTCTGGATTACCCTTGCCAAATACCCCCGCAACTTTACGCAATAGGCCGATTTTATTTCCACTCACCAAATCAATTCCCGCGTTCGCTGCTCCCTCTAATGCTTTATCAGCAGATTTTAGAGGCTCGGTAGGAGAACCATACTTATACCTATCACCAATTTTTGCTTGGTTTATAACATTCAACAAATCGTCAAATTGACCTTTACCTGCATAAATATCTAACATCTCTTTTGTTCTTTGGTCGGGCGCAATTTTAGAGGCCCACGTTTGAGGCTCTCCTCTTGCGGTATCCATGACATTCAAAAGACGGGCAGCAGCAGCTTGTTTTGCGCCTTCAGGCCCTAAAGCTTGCGCTGTCATTTGTGCGTTTTGCTGCGTGCCGGAAAATAATTGGCTCCCAACTTGTTTTGCATTCATAGGGTCAATATCAGCTAAATTTCCTATTTGTTGGCGCATCAGTAATTTGTCAGGTTGGCCTGAGTAAATACCGCGAGCTTTAGCATAATCACCACCGTCTATCTTAAAACTATTAGGCCCAGCGCGTGAAGTTACATCAAGCCTATCCAATTCTGAGACAAGATTGTTTTTTACATTCATCAAAGAGCGTAAATACTCAGTTGGAGGTTGTCCTGCTTTTAATTTAGAAAATTCTTCTGCAATAGTTCCATCTAATGCTTTTTTTACCTCATCAAACGTTTGCAGTTTTAATCCAGACGAAATGCCACCTTTAGGGATTTCAGTTCCTGTTAAGGCTGCTTGTTCAAATAAATCTGGGTCCGTTACACCCATTAAAGTTCTATTGTTTAGAAACGTTGTTCTTGCTTGTGATAAAGCCGAGGCCCCTGCCGGAGTTTCTAATAATCTATCTAATAAAGGAGATTTTACGCTTTTATTTGCCTTATAAGCCGAGTCATAAAACTTACCTGCTTCATTTGATAATTTTCCAGTAATATCTTTGGTTTTTTGTCCAGCTCTATCAATCAACATTTGAGACAAATCATCATAATTTTGTGTATTAGGGGACAATTCGCGTACTTTATTCATTAAAGCGTTTTCGATTTGACCTGCTTGATTAGGTGTTCCGCTGCGAGAAGAATAGAATTTTTCCATCATGCCAGCAGTTTGAGGGTTTGACCCTAATTTTGCTTGTTGTGGGAGTAATGGGTCTGCGCTGCTTTGGGCTAACTTTTCCGCAAAAGTTAAATTTATCCCGCTTGCTTTCGATGCAGCATCCATAGCCTCGGCCCTTGCTAATTGGTTTGCAATATCAGGTCGTTTAGCTAACATTTCAGCCATGTATTTTTGCGCTTTTGTCGCGCCTTTAGGCAATGATTTTAAGGACTTTGCGGAAATATCAGATTGATTAGGTGATTTGACAGGGGATTGTAAATACCTAGATAATGGAGACAAAGCAGCACCAAGGCCAAAACCAAGAGCTGCGCCAAACCCACCAGACTTAAGCCTATCAGATACAGAGTCTTCTCCCGCGCCCACGCCAGCAAGTCCGCCGTATCCAGCACCAACCGCACCACCTTTGGCCGCTGCCATGAGTTTACCGCCACCACTAGCCCAATTTGCAACATTACCCGCCGCCTTTGTTAATCCGAATGGTATTGAACCCGCCGCTTGACTTGCGAATGAAGTCACGGGGGCGTTTTGCCAATCACGCGCTATGTCTTGTTTAGAAGACTGGCGGGCTTCTTTGAACGTTATTTCATCCAATAATTCAGGTGCGAATGCTTTTGCGTATGCTTTGGCTCCGGCATAACCCACTGTATCAATCAATTCGTCAGAAAATCCAAACGTTGCGCCCTGCAAAGCTTGCCTTCCTACCGTTCCAGCCATCCCGCCTTTTGTGTCATACACCATTATTGCAATCCGTTCTGCTGAATGAATCCAATAGCCTGTTGTTCCGTCATTCCTTTTGACATTAAATGGTTTTTGATAGCATCAATTTTGCTTGGAGTTTCACCCATACCCCCTTGCATAGGCGCAGGAGGCATAACATTCCCTTGTGGGACCGTGGCGTTCATATCGCTTTCTAAAACTGGCTGTATCTGTGAATAATCCTGATTTATTGCTGGGTTTCCTTGCCCTGCGTTAGGGTTGATGTAAGGATTTGCTGAGAAATTTCCCCGCGCGGCTTGTTGTGCCCTCATAACGCCAGCGTCAATTACTTCCTGTAAATCCTGAAGATTTTTCCTATAAGATTCGGGAGATTGTGAAGTTTTAAGCGCGGCGATAGCTTGCGATGCTTTTTCTCCCTCAATATTTGTGATTTGACCAGCACCTTTAAGTGTTTGGTAAGCCTCAAGAAATGTTTTCCCTTGCAGTTGCTCCATAAGATTAGCTGCATCAGAAGCTTTGCTACCTGCTACATTTGGAAAATACGACATCATTCCAAGGTTTCTATCAAGTCCCTCAGAAGCTAATAGGTTTTTAATGGTTTTAGATGCCGTTTGAGCGTTAGAAATAATCCTCGGAAGGTCAGTAATTGCGTTTGCTGTTTGCTCCCCTACATCTGTACCTATTTTTTCATTTTTCTTTATTAAACCCCTAGAGTTTGCCACGCCTTGAATTGGGCTAATTTGCCCATCATTCATTTGTAGTCCTTGGCGTAAACCAGTTTGCACAGCATACAAAGCGGTCGGGAAGTCTGCCCCTGTGGATTCCATATATTGATTGATTAAATAGCCAGTCGCGCCACCATTTCCGCCCCCAGATTGTCCGCGAATCCCAAGCAATTCACGTTTCAAAGCAGCTTCTCTTTGCCAATCGGACTCTTTTAACGCCAACTCTTTTTGTTTATCAATGCTGCTAACCGCCATCTTCATAGCATCTCCGGACAATTCAGGGTCTTGCATGAGGATTTGAGAAGCCCCAACAGGGTCTTGCCCGTAAGCCGAAACATATTTTGCCATCAATTCAGAACGCTTTTTATCAAGATCGTTCTGCATCTCATCAGCTTTTCTTTCTTGATAACCACCAACCCCAGAGGCAAGAGCCTTGGCAAACCCTTCTAGGGGTGATTTCTTGACAGCATAACCGGAGACAATTTGAGTTGTTCCGTCTTGCTCACCTTGTTTCAAAAGACGCTCGGCCATTTTACGGCGATACGCTATTTCTTTTGAGTTGTTTTTGTCAAAGAAACCATTTTGCTCTGGTTGTTCATTCCAAAATTCGGCCATTATTATTTTCCTTTTAATGCCGCAAGCCAGCCAGCGGAACCACCAGCGGACCCCAAGGCCGTTCCGGCAAGGCTAAACAACCCGCTAGTAGTTGAGTTTTGACCCGCCACTTTCGAATTATAGGCACCCAATTGATTTTGATAGTTTTGGTTAATCAGGCCAGCCAAATCGACAGAGTTGATTCCCTCATTTCCGCCACTAGTAAAGCTTGGGTTTTGAATCTGCGCCCCCGAGGTCATGGCCGTGTACTCATTCAACGGCGCATTGCGCTGCGTGGTATATTCTTGAATTCCTTGTTTCCTGCGCTGCAAGGCTTGGTTTTGCAATGTCCCGCCATAGCTTGCGCCCTGTAACACTGCCTGCGTCCTAGCATCGTTCTTGGCTTGGTTGAAACGGTCCATTTCACGATCATACGCTTCAGAGTTCTGGCCTATTCCTTGGTTAATCAAGCGGGTCCGCAAAGCTTCTTCGTCATAGCCAAATTGTGGGTTAAGGCGGGCCATAAGAGCATCTTGCCCCTGCTGAGATAACTGCTCAACACTTTGGGCCGTGGGGGCATCTCCTAGCCCATCGTAACTGAATGGGGTGGAAACATTCTCTCTAATCCTGCCGAGCTGATCCGCGCCCAAAGAGGCAAGCGCGTTTTCGGATTGTGTTTGCGTGTTGTATAGTTGTTGCTGCTCAGGACTCAAAGCAATAGTTGATTGCCATTTAGGGGCTTCTTTAGTCCCAAGGTTTTGATAAGTCAGGTTCCCATAGGGAGTTACTTGGTCCATATTCGCAAGCTGCGCATTATACCAAGCTGTCTCTTTATCGCTAGCCGTTTGAGCCGCTGCTGTTGCGTAAGGGTCAGGGGCTGCGGGGGCCTTGGGGGTTTTTTTTCCCATTATATCCATCTACATTCTTTTTTTAACATACCAAATGAAATCGCATCGCTTCCATCAGCGTATGCCTCTGGATGGAATCCTTCTTGTTTAAAGCCGATTTTTTTGACAAACATAATAGCCCCTTCATTTTTTGCGCTGCAAATAATCTGCACTCTTCTCAATTTGTATTGAGTGAAGGGAATGCTAAATAAGATTTTTAAATTATGCCTGTTGCACCATCTTTTGTCAACGCTAAAGATTGACATCTCTATGGAGACATCAGGCTGGTAATCGCTATAAACGATCCCTGCTATTAATTTTCCATTATTTTCTATGCCAACACTTACGCATTTTTCATCATAAGCATCATTTACGCCAAACAAATTAATTGAAACCCATTCATTTATTAGTTTGCTTTTATCAAAAATAAACATATATTTATATCTTCATCCATTGTGGGGATAATATGATATTAAAATTAAAAAACTCTGATTTGCTTGCCATTTTAGATGATAATCCAAATGATTACATTATAAAAAAACCATGGAGTTTGCAGAAAAATGGATATGTGACAAGAACAATTTATTTAGGTAAAATAAATGGTAAATACGCTAATAAAACAGAATATCTACATAGGTTGATACTAAATCCAGATTTTAGCCTCCAAGTTGACCACATTGATGGTAATAAGCTAAACAACAAAATTAGTAATCTAAGAATATGCACCAATCAAGAAAATAACAGAAATACAAAATCACGGAGAGGGTCTACTAGTAAATACAAAGGCGTTTGTTGGGATTCATCTACTAAAACATGGCTTGCGCAAATATGTATTGGGAATAACAAACATATAAGAATTGGTAGATTTTCTTGCGAAATTGAAGCGGCTAAAGCATATGATAACGAGGCCAAAAAACATTTTGGTGATTTTTGTTACTTAAACTTCAAATAATCAAATAACGCCTCCGCGCTCGTACACAAAATCTGTTGATTGCCAGCTCATCCTATATCCAGCGGATGAAGATTTAATCCTTATCCCTGCGCAATATCCAATTCCGTTCACTGAACGCCAATCCTTGATAAGGATGTCGTCCTGGACCCAATAAGAAACATCCCACAGAGCAACATCCCACAAGGCGGCATTAGTCGGGGAATATGATGGGATACCTTGGGGTGATTTCATGCCGAAATCAACATTAACAGTGACCAATGGATTTATGTATGTCTCAGATATAAAAATAGGGCGGACCATTTTGAAGTGTTTTTGGGATGTGTTATCGCCAAAATAGCTGAAAGATTGTTGAACTTCTCCGGTAATGTCTGAGCCATTATCGTTTGTGTCAGTCTCGGCCTGAAAAACTCCGTTTACGCCGCCAAAGTAAAGTTTGTCCCCTAAGGTCTCAAAGCAAAAAGCATTTAATCCTGTGAATTTGCACCATGCCCCCGTTATCGTATTCATGACATATTGGTGACTGGTTAAACCTTCAGAGGACGGAACGTTTATAATAAGTTTGTTTCCAGTTGGGAAAATGATTGGCTGCCACCCAAAATTAGTACCATAAGAGGCAATGTCTTGGGTTATAAGTTTTGTGATTTTGTCTGTAACCGCGACTTGGCTTTGTGATCTATCCGTCAACAAAGACTTTGAAAGAGGGAAGGCCCCGTCCGTTGTTAGAATAAGAACATCGGCCCCAGCTTTTACAACGCATCTTTTCCCAATTGGGCGGCCTATTCTAAAAGTCCCCTTTAATGCCCAAGTGGTAGAGCTTGAAGGGTCCGTCCCTTGGTAAATAGCAACTTCGCCTTCTGAGGAGATAAATACAGCGTAATCGTCAATTCCCACAGAGCTATCTAGGGTCCAGTTGGTCATGGTGACCAAGTAACCGCCCAGCGAGAAAATGTCAGAAAAATCTAATGCGCTTGCTGCGCCAGCGATTGAAGAAACTGGGAGATACCAAGCTTTCAAAGTGTTTTTCTGGATCAAGAACACTCGGTTTTTGAAGCTGTTTATGTTGGAAATTGTGCTTGTCGTTACTCCGGTAATGGCAGGGGTGGAAGCACCATCAATCGGGGTCCAAGTTGTCCCATTATACAAATGAAGCTTGTCTTGACCATTTACAGCCATGAGAAAGTTACCACCGGAAGTCCCCATGAGGATATGTTCAAACCTAGAATTTCCAAGCCCTGTTATAGCAGCGGCCCCGACAGCCCCGCTTGCAGTAACTTCGATAATATCCCCGTCGACAATAGACCAAAGTTTATCAGTGGCCCCATAACTGTAAGACATAAGACTTTCGACATTTCCGGTTATGCCTGTTGCATGGGATTGAAACCCCTTGCGCATATCGACACTGGAAGTTGACGGAAACCAATTCGTCATTATAACTGCATCGGTTTCTTTCATGGCTGCAATAGCGTCACGGGCGTTAAGTCCGCCTGTGGGGGCTTGTATTGACGCAGTGCGAGAAACTTGGCGTTTAGATGTCTGTTTCGGGCGGGGGATCATTCTTCACCAGATATTTTTTTATTTATGTAACTTTTGTTTAATTCAAAAGCTGGCAAATTGTATTTTTTTTCTAAATCGCGCAATCTGCTTTCGTATTTATAGTCAGACAGCCTTGTTTTTTTTGATTTTAATTCTGACATTTCATTTCTCAGGCCGTCTAAATTTACATTAGAAATAGTAACATTTTGCTCGTTTTTTTGTTTATCAATACCAGACTTTATATTTTCTAAAAAATTATCAATTTGATTTTTATAATCTTTTTCAGAAACAATTATATTTCCGTTTGATGTATTAAAATTAGGATTAGAAAGATGGTCAGAAATTCTTACTTGTCCCAACTGAGACATATTCATATAATTGCTTCTTTCTTTATTTCGATTTAATGACCTTGAAATATCTCCGATATCAAAGCCATTTTCCTTTGCTTTTTTAACAAAGTAATCTGTGGCATCATTGATATAATCACCACCAATAGTCAAAGCCCCGCTTTCGTCGGCAATGTAGTCTTTTGCGAATTTCTGAACCTGTGGATTTGTGGCAACCTTACCCGCGCCATATAACGCCGCACCAGCACCAGCCCCTAACCCTGCGCCTGTGGCGGTATCGAGTGCCAACGCATAGGGATTTGTATTTTCTGACATACCATAGCCAGTTAGTCCTCCGGCAATACCACCAGCTTTAACCACGCCCTTCAATCCTTGTCCCGCCATACCCATAGGCATAGCAACACCCCCGACTAAGTTAGCCCCGCCATACGTCCAAGGATTGTTTTGTTCTAGTTGTTTATTTTCCGCTCTATCCAAATCACGGGCTTGTGCGTATGTATTTGAGAAACTATCGCCTTGGAATAATTCAGGATTCAGAGCGCGGGCATATAAAGCACCAACGCCGCCAATAGCTTCGTCAGCAAGGCCCATTGTTGAACCTTGTAAAGCCCCTTTATACAAAGCGCGAAGTTTCTCGTTCATTTACACACCAAATCCAGAATCAGGCACATTGCACATACTAATAAACGGAACACCCTCATTGCGGACCAGAGACAAATCCCGCGCCCCTCCGTCACGAGCCAAAACGCGCATACAATCTTCGTCATACGCCTTTTTCTCTTCGGAATAATCTAGTCCCTTAGCCCGTAAAAACCGCCACTTAATCCCCTGAACAAAGCAATCTTCGTCAAGTTTGTAAGTGTCAAGGTCAGCAGCCCATCTTTGTTGCGCGGTTCCACTAGAGGATTGACACCATGCGTTTGAGTAATAATCAAAAGCTATAGTTTCCCCTGTGGTGGTTGGTTCCGGCTCAATATACATCCGGTTTTCACGAATGTAGAATTTGCGCCGTGGTCCGCTTGTTACAGAGCCATAGCGCAAAATCTGCTTTTCCTGTGCGGTAATTGGTCCTATCAGCTCCCATCTCATGCTTCCGTCCCAAAACGTACTTTGGACAAAATACTCAAAATCAGAAGGAAGGGCATAGTCGGGAGTTCCAGAAACGGTCGTAAATGTGTATTCCTTGTGCAGGTTTTGCCATCCACCACGAGAATTTGCCAACATAGCAAAATCCTTGCCCTCTCGGTTTGCAAGGGCAAGAAGTTGCCTAGATTGGTCATCAACCTGCCCGACAAGTTGGGACGGCTGCAAAATACCAATCTCGTTAGTGGCTTGCTGTATTAGTTCAAGTAAGGTCCGAGCCATTAGTTACCCCTTTTGCAGGTCTTCCGCGCTTTTTTTCCATTAGTTCCGGTTTAGCTTCTAGCAAAGCGTCCATTTGGTTTTTCAAAGCCTCCATTTGAAGCCTTAACTGGTCGTTTTCAGATTGAAGTTTTGCAACACCAGCACCCTTTTCGGCCTCCGCCAAATAAGCCACAGCTTTATCCCGCCATGTCCGCGCCCCTAACCATGTAAGGGCATTGTCCCCAAGCCCTGATAGCTGCTCAACTGTGTAAATATTTAGTCCTTTGACCATCATCACATCGGCTTTATTCATCATGGGCCATTGCTCCAAAGGCATACCTTCCATGACTTGCTTTTGTTGTTTTTTGAAAGCGTCATATTGACGGGGCCAACGCTCCTGATCCGGCGGAGTGTTCCCAGACCATTCCAATTGTACTGGACGCTTGCGAACCGTCTTTGTATCTCCAGCAATTCTTATGGTGATATATTCTTTTTCTTCGAAAACCGCGTGGCCAGCCTCAATGGTTTTTTCTTCGTTTTGAATAGGCTCAAGAGAGAACTCTACATAAAGACCGCTATCGTCCCCATGTTGGACGTATAAACTATTTCCTTGTTTGATGATATTTGCTTCAGAGAACATTTTTTTCCTTCGTGTTCTAAAATTGGTTTCTTTTATCTTAGAACTTTTAGAATAAGCAATAAAGACAAATAAGGGGGAATGGCCCCCCTTATCATGTTGTCTATTAGTCGTTCGTCGCAATGTCATCAGTGTAAGGGCGGCTGATTTCAAATTCTGCCAGACCTGTAGAAGGGGTGTCCACAGCAGATGCACCTTTTGCAAGGTGAACCATATCGCCATCAACAACAGCGTCATCGACAGAACCAGACGTTGCGGTTGCCCAAACAAGCCCGTTGTCAGCATAAGCAGCTAGAGCCTTTCCAACTGCTTTACCAGATATTTGATACCAACCATATTGAGAAGCTACGTTTGCGGACATAGCAACCCCAACGGGGCCGATAGCGTTAGCAGCCAAAAGAGCGGTTGATCCATCATCAAGGTTATAAGTTACCCAACTGCCAATAGCAGTTGAAGCAACACCTTTCAGATAAATAAACTCACCAGCTCCATAGGTCGGGTCTTCTGCGCGAACAATAGTCCCTAGCTTGTGGTTTTGTACTGTGTCGGTAACTGCAATTGCTTGCATACCAAGCGTACCTTCAGTGATAGTGTAAGCCATGATTATATCCTTTCATGTAAAATATGTTAATTGGTGAGGACTCCTTGAAGGCGGCGGTTAGAAACAGTCATGTTCCCAGCGAAGCAAATCAATTTCACCATAGCATCTTGGTTTGTCGCATAACGATCATCGCCAAGAACAGAGAAGTTACGGTCTGCATGAGGACGGAAGAAAATATAGTCCGTGTTCAGGAAGAACATGGAATCAGTCGGGCAAGCCCCACCAACACCACCATCAAGAACAACGTCCGCCGAACCACCATGTCCGAAATACTTCAGAGAGGTAAAACCAGCACCAGCCATGTCTTCAGAAGTAATCCGCTGGATAGCTTGGAGCGATTGCAAATAGAAGTTATATTTGTTCGAACCAGCTAAAATAAGGTCGGTTTTATCCGTCCCGCGTACCAACTGCAAAGCAACTTCATTCATGAGCGACTGAATGTTAGCAGCGGTTGCGGTCGTTCCAGTTTTGGAAATATTTCTCCAGAAAGTTCCGATTGTGGTCGAAGCATCAATCCCGCCAACTGTGCCAGTTGAAGGCGTGCTATCTACCAACAATTGAAGACCGCCGATTTGTTTACCGCCATCAGCCGTTCCATCGGAATAACAATCGGAAGCGATGTTATTAACAATGGTCCGTTCCGCGTTTTTAATGCGGCTTGCAAGAAGGTCGATAACGGCTTCTTTTCCAGAGTTTTGAAGCATTTCCAGTCCAGAAATAGACACAGCAACAGCGGCTTGCTTATAGTCAAACTCGGCTGCGGTGAATACATCGGAAGGGCTAATGTTTAGGTATTCATAACCGGAATAACGCTTAAACGTTCCGTTTTCAGCATATTCAAGTTCTTGAACGATAGTGCGACCACCAGAAACGGTTTTGATGTTTCCTTTTTTCTTCAGGCGGTTCAACAAGGCATTGTTGTTGCTTACGTTGTCTGCCAGAAGTCCGGTGCGGTTACGGAGAGTCGTTGTTACAATCTCCGTTATAGTGCTAGATGGGTTTGCCATTTATGGCCTCCTATTGTTGATAGGGGAGGCCATAACTTTCAAAGGCAACTCCCCTAAATTTTTGAACCACGAATAGCGTCAATATTTGCCGCTATTTCTTCCTCGAGTGTTCTGATTGGGGGCTTCTCGTTTCCCTGAACAAGGGATGAACTGCCTTTTATTGAGACGGCGGCGTTTTTCTTCTGCGCTATTTCCGTTTTTCGCTTCGCCGCGTCTTCTGTTTTTAGAGAAGCTTGCATTGTGGAGCGTATTTCTGGATTGGCATTGCACGCCGCGTCATAAGCCTCTTGAAAAGATTTAGCTAATCCAGCTTCGAAAAGGGCCGCCATGTAAGGTTTGGCTTTTTCTAAGTGGACGTTAGCTTTGTTTTCAGCGAAGGCTTTGTATTCGTCATCTATTCTAGCAGCTTCTTGTCTTTGTTGCAACTGGTTTAAGATAGCCTCTGGATTAACCTGCTGTCTTAGATTATTTAGCTCGCTATATAACTCATCGATGGGGTTTGCTTGATAGCCCATGACTTTTTGCAAATCCACGCCGTATCCGTGAGCGATATTGCGAACAACCATGATTTTTTGCTCTTCGCTGCCATGTTTTAGCGTGTTTACGGTCCCCAAAAGCTCATGAATTAGGGCTTTAGGCTCTGCTCCCGCGTCTCTTATCAAGGGCATGAATGGCTCAATAACCTCTTTCATTTCCTTTCCTAGGCGCAAATCACCATCTCGGGACGTGAACATTTTATGGGTGTCGTTTTCACGCTTGACAATTTCAGCTTGGATATGAGCTGGGAGCAAAGGCCAATCTTTTTTGGCATCCGGTGTCCAAGAATGAGGCGGATCAATCGCTGGCAGTTTTTCCTCTGGAGTTTCCTCTGCTGCTTCAATTTCCGGCTCTGGCTCCTCAATATCAGGTTCAACAGAAACAGACGGCTCTTCTTGCAAACCTTCCTCGTGTTGGTCAATAGCTTCGCTCAGTTGCTCTTCAATGGTTTTTTCAGTCATTTTATTCCTTGTGTGTTTTAATAGCCTAATTGATTCAAAGCCCTTGCAACGTCTTTTCTAGCATCGAAATCACCCCTGATCTCTCTAGGTTTATCCATTCCAGATTCAACAACAACATGGCCAGACGCTTTCAGGTCAGCATAGTATTTTGATTTACTATCGTAAACCTTGCCGTTTGCTTGGTTTACGATGGGGTCAATGGAATCGGAAACGAGATAGACTTTTGATACAGGCTTTCGAACATACAAAGCATTTTCTCTTTGAATGTTCGAATTTACCTTGTCTTTTGCAGAAATAGCGACCTGCAAAGATTCTCGCGTCAAATCTTTCATTGGAGTTTTTAGGCACTCCAATTCGTAGTCGCTTAAACCTTCGTATTTCATTATTCGCCCATAGTTGGAGAAACCCAACCGGAGGCGGTTCCGGAGGCCGTGATAAACCCAACGAATCTATGGTTGTCAGGCTTTGTAAAGGATTGAATTGTAGATGGTAAAATAGGGTAATCGCCTTTTGTCGAAGGAACAACAGCCACTGCTTCAGCTGCTGTTTCTCCGGTTCTATAAAAAACCTCGACTGAATTGCTTCCGGATGAGTTGATAATAATTTGAGGAGAAGTTACATCAAGTTCAACAACCGAATTGGTTGTACTGGCCGAGAAAGGTTTGGTTTCGCCCGCAATAGGCGTAGCTGGTAACGACATATTTTTTCTCCTATATTGTAGTTAAAATTGTGTTTTGTGCAGATTCTAGCTTCATTTTTTCAATAACTAAACCAATATCAGTTTTATATTTTTCTAGAGCTATTTTTTGCTCCTCCAAAGATAATTCTCGCTCTTTCAATTCAAGCTCTTTGGCTTTGAGTTGCAAATCACCCTGCTTAAGGACAGCGTCTTGGTTTAGTTTTTGCGCATCAAGTTCAAGTTTCGCTTTATCAGTAGCAATCGACGGGTCTTCAGGCGGAGGGGTCGGAGGCTGTTCTGATTTAGCCTTAATATCCTTCAAAGCCACATCGAATATGGTTTCCATCTCCCGCCCAACCTTAAATCCTTTGATTCCAAAGCGCAAAAGCTCGAGCAGCAACGGGGCAAGCTCAGGATTCGGAACCTGAACCGCCTGTTGTATAAAACCACCTGCGGCGGTCAGAAATTCAGTTCTTGATTGCTTTTCCGCGTCTTGGTCCTGTTTGATGGTGCTGTCTGTTTCAATTGAAATACGGAATTTGCGAGCGGTGTTGTCTTTCATCAAACCAATAACTTGCTCCCATGATGGGTTTTCAAGCTTTTCCTTTAGATTTGGCATATCTATTTGTTGTCCAGACGCTTGCGCCTGACTAATCGTCGCCTTTTCTTGCTCCGTGAACAAATCAAACCCAGATATTTCCTTGATGGTTTCAAGGCTGAACTGCTCGGCTATAATCTCAGAAAACATATGGACAATATCACGGGCAAACCTAGCTACATCAGCTTGCATTGCCCCCATACGAAGGCCCGCGTATTTACCCTTCAGCTCTTGCGCCCCTAATGTCTCATTAGGGTTTGTTGCCCCTCGGATAATGTCAGAAATTCCCGTTATTTCGTAGAGTTCCTGCTTAGTCCTGTCTCTGGCTTGATAAAGCCCCATAAGGGTTTCGCCAATTTCTTTGATGGGGAGAAAGTCAATAACTCCCTTCAGTCCGCCTTTTTCCCCGAAAACAGCCCATTGTTCCACGGGAATCAAAATGTTTTCAGCATCATCTTCTGAAAGTAGTTTTTGCAGGGCAGGGGCAGAGGCATCATAAACACCAGCAACGCGCAAAGCCTTAACAAGGTTTCCGATACGTCCCGTCAAGTCATCTAATTCGCTTGCTTGGTCCTGATAAAGAACATAGTCAGGGGTCGGAATAAGGTTGTCGTTGGTAATTGTGGCGTATAAAGGCTTAGGGCATGGGAAAAATCCGGTGAGCTTCAGCGGGTCTTCTCGGCTGTCCAAAACGTCTTTGTAATCTTTGCAAATCCATAAAACAGTTTCTGTTTCTTTGTCCCATATTTCATAGACAAACGCCCGTTTGTAATCTTCCGGCGTATCGTCGTTTTTCTTCTCGCTACCCATAGGGATTTGATTGCCAATTTCTTCCCCAAATCGTTTTACTAACTCTTTGCGGGACATTGGAACAATCCGCCAAACGGCTCTGACTTCCTGCCATGTTTTCGCCCAAGTATGCCCAAAGTCTTGCCAGTGTACGTAATCCACGACAACATCTTCGCGTTCCAAGATTTCCTCGGATTGCTCCTCGTCTAAATCGTCTTGGTCATCGGTCAATTGCACGCCGTCTGCGTCATCGGACAAAACTGGCTGCGTTACAAAATGCGGCTCGTAGCGAACCCAGCAAACTCCACGACCGCCTAGAAGCCTATCCAGCACCACTTGGCGCATCACATCGTTAAATTCATCGGCATCAATAAAAAAAGAGGCTGCCCTTTCTAGAACTTGAGCGGAAACAGTCCCAAGTTTGTCATCTGACTGAAATCGTCTGTCTATATTTGGGGTGGGGGCGCGGTCGTACAAAGCAGGGGCGAGGGTTTGAAC